CAGCATATTCTGCATGATATGTACCTTGAATAACATTCAAGAAATCTGTTTTACCTGTTTGCTTAGATTCAAAATATTTAAAATTATCAAAACTAATATCCATAGATTCTGCGAATCTATTTTCATATTTTGCTCTAGGTGGTATATCTAAGTTTGCTGCTACATCTGAATTATGTTCTAGCCATTCGAATATTTTTTCTCTAATAGTACCATCCCATTTTAAAGCACCAGTTGCTATTTGGAATCCTCCAGAATCTCCAAATACTAATACCTCATCATCCAATCCTAGTTGATCTCGGAAATCCATTTTTTTGAAATGATGTCCAGCTGTAATTAAGAAATATGGATGTCTCCATTCTTCTGGATACTCTTTTGAGAAGAATCTAGTTGTGACTCCATCTTCAAATTTTGTATTCTTCTTGAATGCAGACACCATACTACCTGCAGATAATGATGGATAATATATAAAATTTTTATCCATTATATTAATCTATTATATTCCATTGATCAGTTTCACCAATTCTAGCTAGCTGTTCAAATATAAATGTTACAATTTCACTACTTTGTTTGTCTAAACAATTTTTTTCACTTAATTGTTCTGCTAAAGTCTGAAAAGGTTTTTGTATAGTATTTTGTATTTCTTCAATACCTGTTACATCAATTTTCATGTTATTTCTCCTGTTTTAATAAGTGTAAGCAATAATCTAATTCATGCCACACATTGATTTCGTTATTAATTTTATTTGATACAATATATGCTTCCATTTGTCTACCTAAATCTGAAGTGTCTCCTATATAATCATGAATCTTCAAAGAGTCCATTGTATTCTCTAATACTGTTAATGCATCGTCTACATCAAATGCTTTATATAATCTGTCATCATCTATAAATTCTGGAAATGATCTAAAATTTGGATATACAATATCAGCTCCAAATATAGTTGCTTCTATAACAGTCCATGATACATAATCTTGTAATGCTGTATTAAATTGTATTGAACATGTTGCTAATTCTGTATAATATTCTTTTTTTGTCAAATTATCTAACAATTTGAATCTATTATTTTCTTTTGCTAACGCATTAAGACTTTCTATAACTCCAGGAAGCATTGATTTAAATTCTTTACCAGATGTTGTTACGTGCCATTCCCAATCTGGATGTTCGTTAAGAAATTGACGAGCTACTTCCATCATAAAATATGGATTCTTTTCTTTGTCTAATCTACTTGAGTATACAACAACATTTTCACGATCCTTTAAGGAATCATAATCAGGAAGTTTATCCAATGTAGCTTGTTTATCAATTGGTAATGAAACTACATGTATTGGAGATTCAAATCCAGCATTCCTCAATTGTTCTTTGTGTATTGAAGATCCTACAAATATACCAGTCATTCTTTTATCTAATCCTAATTCAAAACCTCTCATCCAAGATTTCATTGGATATGTAAAATCATATTCATCAACTGATTGAGCGTGAAGCATTGCATATATATCTAATTTAATTCCATATAGATCTATTGCATATAATATAGATTCAATTCCAGGATGCCAATAGTCTTGAAGAAATATGACATCTCCGTCACTTACTTCATCATTATTTAACATATCCAAAAAGTTACTACATTGACTCATTGCAAACTTACCTCTACCTACTGCATCTAATACAGCTCCAATCTTAATTTGCTGATCAGGATCAAATTCTCCTTCAACATCAATAAACTTAATTTTTTTATTATCTACATATGGTTTAAATGCATTTGGCATCCATTCTTTAGACAGTTGATATGTATATCTAGCCTTTAAAGGTTCTAAACCAAAATAAAATACTTTTTTCATATTTTTCTTCTTTTTCTTAAATAAATTCATCATCTTTCTACTATTGCTCCATTTTCCCAATCTTCCCATACTTCTACTTTATATAAGTAACCAGGATTGTTATTTAATAACCACTCTCCAATGTCTTCACAACTCATTCTACCAAATTCTAATATATTACCACTAAAATTAGTTCGTAATTGTTTTTTTAATCTTCGTTGCATTAAGATAAATTCTTCATCTCTATCTGTATGACTTACTTTTGCATAACAACGAAATCCAAACATATGCCTATGTCTGTCAGATAAAAATCCGACTTCAGGAAATATTTCTTTAGCTTCTGGCCAACAATGAAATCCTTCCATACTAAATGATACTACTACTGAATACTTCATATTTCTTCGTCAAATTTATAGTTATCTGGTTGTATTTCCATCATATTACATTTTGTTACTTGATGAACTCTATACCAACCTGCATCGATTGATAATGTATCGGTATCTTTAAGCATTTCTAAATATGGATCTGAAATCCTATATATAATATGACATCTATTAAATAGATCTGGTTTAATTGTATCTAACGTGTCTTTAGTAGCTTCTATAGTTACAGCACAATTTGATTCATCTAATATACGCCTTATACTTTCTAGATATTTTTCGTCTTTCATAGACTTTTTCATGAATTCAATTGTAAAATAATAATGAGGATATTCATTAAAATTTTCTACTTCTAAACCATAAGTTTTTTTAATATTATGATTTAAATCTCTTACGAAGAAAGTCATAAGATCTGAATACCGACCTTCAACTTCTCTACCTTTCCATTGATGCTTACCGTACATATTTTTTATTTATTATAATTAATTTAATTGAATTATCCAAATGAAAAGAATTTATTCATGTTATTATTTTCAGGTAATTTATCCCAATTCATTGATGCATAAAAGTCATCTAATTTACCACGAATCTCTCTATCAAATATCTTATTTCTATCAATATACATTTCAACAAATTCTGTTATTTGTTTTGGATCTTCATAACCTCTTAATGCTATTGTATCAAATCCCATTGAATTTGTTTTAAGATATGCCCATTTTATTTTATCACCATTTTGTATATCTGCAAAGTTTTTTGCATTTTTATTTATACCTAAGTGCTTAAGCATATCATTATAATTTATCGAAGATTTAACATGAACTGGAGTACCAGATGGATATCCAGATAATACTTTTCTTCCTTTAGTATATTTTGTAATATTTTTAACTCCTGTATTTTTCATAACATCTAGTATTGGGGAATCTTGTATTTTATCTTTGAAATTCATTATTAAATTAGTCGTGTCATTTTTTGACTTTTCTTTAAGTATATACCATAATGTCTCTTTCATTATAGTTTTAAATTCTGTAGGGAAAGATGATCTAACTACATCTAAACCTTTTATATCCATTTTATCAGTAGGTTTACCTTCTTTAAATATTACCCATTGAGCATATCTCTTTTTTGCTATCCACAGACCAGACTTAGCAACATATTCTTGTTTAATTTGCCATCTATGATCAGAAGTATTATGAAAATGAACTGCATATTGATCATACATTTTATTTACATGATTCTGTATTTCAGAAGCTATTTCATTCGTTTTTTCAATCATAAACTTTTCATCAGATTCATCAAATCCAGGATATCTTTTTTCTATTAAAGGTAAACTAGATACAAATGTTGAATCTGTATCTGTATAGAATGAAAATTCTGCTTTATTGCCATTAGCATTAATAAAATAATCTTTTCCAATTTCTTTCTTATAGTACCCATTGATAACTTTTGCAGAAAATTTAATAACACTTTGACCTGTTGCTGTGATAGCTCCTGCGTTATCTAAATCATGAAATCTAAATGTCTTTAATCCTAATACTCCATAAAATGAATTTAACAATACTTTTTGTGTTAATTGCATTGCATCATAAAATTTATACTTATCACTTCCAACTTCATGATTATCTCGTTCATTTTTAAATTTAACACGTTCATCAAACCATTTTTCTAATATCTTTGGTAAGAATCCTTTACTTCTAGTATCATATACTACTCCATTACTTGCAACAGTAAATTTATTATCAATTAGCCATTGTTTAATATCTGGAATAGTCTGGCCGTTACATACTACACTAACAGGATCTTTACTTAGCAATGATTCTTGTTTCCAATTTGGAATAACACCTATTTTAGTTTCTGGAGATATATTAAGACTCATTATAATTGATGGGTACAGAGAAGTTAAATCTAAATCATATATCCATTTATATAATCCTGGAATTGGAGGCATAACATATGCACCAGCTAATTTGTCTTGTTGTTCATCTTCTATAAATCTAAATTGTTTATTTGGAGCAACTAAT